TTCATCCTTGTAATCGTTTTGACGTGCTTCCAACAATTTACCTTGGTAAGCCTCCTCACCTCTAGCTTGTCGTTCTGCATGTAACAGTTGAGCATCAGACATCGCAACTTTTGCCTTTTGCTTGTTTGCATATATCTTGCTTCCAGCAGATATTGCTAACTTTAAAGCACTAAACCACATAATTAAAACAGTTTAGCGTTTCTTTTTTTCTCTGGTAGCATACTTTTTTGGCCTCTGACCGCAAAAGTTTGTGTTTCTTGTGGGTTTGTCATCTCAATTTCAACTCCACCAGTTTTAAAACCATCTTTGTTGATAAATTTTGAGTGATTTACCTCTACTTTACCAGCATCCTTTGCTTTTTTCATGTTTTTCTCCGTTTTTTATTTTTTCCAGCTTCAGAAAGTGCAATTGCTAGTGCTTGTTTTCTAGATTTTACCTTCTTATCTGATTTACCAATGTTCAACTTACCTTTTTTGAACTCCTTCATAACCTTTTTAATCTTTTTTTCGCCTTTTGTCATCTAAATCTTAGTTACTCGGTATAGTCTTACTTAAAACTGTCTTTTCTATAGAGGTATCCGCCCTTAAATTTGCTAACTCTTCGTTCTGTTCACGTTTTTCTTCTTGATTTATTTGGTTGAGTAAAGTTTTTAGTCTGTCTAACTCTAATCTGCTCTTATCATCCTGACCTCTTCTAAAGTTTTCCATCTGTCTGATGTCTAATTCTCTAGATCTTAACTTAGCTATAGGATCATTATCAAACTGTGATGTAATTTTCTTCTCTTCTTCTGCAAACTCACTCATAATCTCTGCAACAATTTTAGCTTTGTCCGCTTCAAACTTCTGCATTAGTGCAGGATCTTTTTGTAACATCTGCATTCTATCTGCATATTCTAATTCTACTTGTTCTTGAGCCATCAAACTTATGTGCTCTAAAATATTTTTATCTAATGCAGCCATAACCATAGGATTATTTCTTGCAATATTAGTAGACATGAATTGTAAGTGTGCTGTCATATGCGCTCTATGATCTTGACCACGCATCGCTTTGAAAGGTTTGTTTGATAACGCATCAATGTGTTCTAATGCAGGATCTTTTGGCCCTTGAGGAGCAGGTCTTGGTAAAATACGATCTATATTTTTTACACCCAATGCTTCATACATTTGACGATATGCATTGTATAGATTATGCATTTGTGGTTGTGAGCTAGCTAATTGTAATTCTGTTTGTGCTAGTGTTATTCTTTGTGTTTGTGAAAATATGTTTGGATCAGCAACAGGAAGTATATCTACATTCTCGTTAAAGTCTTGCATCTTAACAAACCTCGAACCACCGACCACGTCATACGGATAAGATCCTGGTAAGTATGTTGCAAAACATTTACCTAATAATTCAAACTCTTGTTTTAAACCAACGTACATTCTTTTGTGAATAGCTGACATGACCCTCGAACCACGTTCTAATAATGCCATAGTTGTACCCACTGCACTTCTTTGATTACCATCACCAACTTGCATATCTGCAATGCTCGCGAATCGTTGACCTGCTTGTACAACAATACCCATAAGTTGGAGGAGCGTGGTTGATGGTTCTTTGAAAGGTAAAGTCATAAACGCTTCTCTCAAGTTACCACCTGGTGCATCTACATCTCTAAACTCACCTGGTTGTATTGATTGTGCATCGTCTCTGATTCTAATACCACGCATCTTAAATCCTGCGGGTAAGTTTGATAAAGTTCCAGCATCTAATAATTGTCTTAATGCTTGTGTTGCAGTTCTAGATAAACCACCGATCATGTGTATCAAACCAAAACCATAGAAACCAAGTCCTGGTAAAAATTTGAAATGTACAAAATAAGATATTTTCTTTTTAAGATTATCGTTTGGTTGATAGTTTCTTCTAATAGATAAAACTTGTCTTGATGCTTCTTCTATTGTTACGATGTATGGAAGTTTGATTCCTGTTAATGTTCCATCATCTAATCTATCTTCAAATCCTTCTAAGTCTAAGTTAACATGACATTCAATCAAAGTATAAATACTTTCGTTTGTAGTTCTTCTTTCACCTGCAAGTTCTTTTTCTTTTTTATCAACTTCTGTTTCTTGATTGTATGTATCTGGTAATTCTACATCTCTATAGAAACCTGCAACTTGTTGTTTACGTAAATCGTTTTCAGAAATTTTTATAACATGCATAACTGCTTCTGCATCATCTAACGATGTAGCTGAATAAGGAACAACTAAATCATCGGCAGGTACAAATTTAGAAACTGCTCTGCCTAGTAAATCATCGTAGTAAACTTTTTTAAATGCTGATCCACTTAACGGTAAATAAAAAAGCATTTGATCAAACTCTGGCTCGTACTCTTTCATCTTGTACATGAGTTGATAATTCATAAACTCTTGAACTCTTTGTGATTGCTCTTCACGTTGTGCAGTTATAGAACCAATAATTCTAGTTCTAACTGGGCCATCTGCTGGTAGTAATTCTTTGTACGCTTGTGCTTGAAATTGTGTAACTGCTTCTGCAAGAACTGGGTGTGTTACACCTGATGCACCTTTGAAAGGTTCGCTTCTGTTATTAAATTTAAATCCTAAAAGATCTAAACCTTCTATGTAAGATTTTTCCCAATCTGATCTCGATGCTCTGTAATCTGAATACTGTTTATTTAATTCTGAACCTAATGGCTGTAATACTTCTTCTGGTAAAATTTCTGCTAGGTTATCAAAGTGATCTTCTGTGTTTGGTTGGTTAACTGCACCTGGTTCAAAGTTTACTTCTGCTCCACCATCTTCTTTTTCTGTAACTGATACTTCACCTGGTGTTGGTATAGATTCTTGTTCTTGTTGAATCTCTACAGCTGCATCCTCTGGTTTTTCTATCTCAATAGTTTTTACTATTTCGTTTGGAAGCGCTTTGTCTATTTCTGCCATTAATTTTCTCCAATCTTACGGTTTTAACTTGTTTCAATGGAACATTCAACCCTTGTGGTGTTGGCCCAGATTTAGGTGGGACTGTATTTGTTAATTTTTTTACCATCAATAATAAATATGTTTTGACGAAGGTAAAGCATTATCTTCATAATCTTCAGGGTGATTGATAAGTCCACCTTCCCTAAATCGTTTGACAGCTTGTGTTGTACTATCTACCAAATCGTCGTTTTCACCAAAAGGAAAAGAGGCACATTCTTCGATAACCTCTTGAGCCCACTCTTCTCGTTTTGGAGCCCAGACACAACCGCTCTCAAATAGTGGCGCAACTGAGTTTACTCTCGCATGTTTATCATTTCCTTTGCTTGGTGTAAAGGTAACAACTGGTATTCCCATTCTTCTCAATTCAAAAGTTAAAGGTAATCCTGATGCTTTAGACTCGATAATTACTGTTTCAGGTTGCCAATATTTATACTGTTCTAGTGCAAGTCTACGTAGTTCAGGAAACTCATATCTGCCTTTTAGGCTATCTACTAATATTAATTGTTTGCCTTTATCCTCTAACGAAAACACACCCCATGTTGTAATAGCACTGTAATCGGCTGTTTCTTTTTTCAAGAAAGCTGTATCGTAAGATTGTATTACATGTTCTAATGGAGGTAACTCTTCTTTCTCCCAATCTCTCCACCACTCTCGTTTCAATATTGCACCTTCTTCTGATGTAGGATTTTGCATCCATTGTGCATTCCATTTTTTTAAACTAAGTGATGATTTAACTTTTTCTAATTCTTCTTTCTTCCAATAACCTGGCCACAGTGAACGACCTGATGGCATTATAGCAGGAAACTCTATTATCTCCCACTGATCAGAATTTTTACCTGATTGTGCTTTTAACAATTGACCAGTTAAATCATTTTTACTCCAACGTGTCATAACCACGATTATCGAACCACCAGGCTGTAAACGTTGTCGGGGGCCTGATGTATACCACTCGTATGCACGTTCAAAAGAATCTTTAGACAAAACAGTTTGCTCTGAATGTGGGTCATCAATAATCAATAAATCTGCACCACGACCTGTAATCGCACCACCTACACCAGCAGCATAATATTCACCACCCTGTGCTGTCTGCCATTTACCAGCGGCCTTTGAATCTTCTTGTAGTCTTGTTTCAAATATTTCATTGTATTCAGGAGAATCAATAACGTTTTTTGCTTTTCTACCGAATAGAATAGCTAGTTCAGAAGTGTGAGTTGTTTGAATTATTTTTAATTTAGGATTTACACCAACCATGAAAGCAGGGAGATATACAGATGCAAACTCTGATTTGGTATGCCTTGGTGGCATATTTATAATTAATCTTTTTAATTTACCCTCTGCAATCTCGTTAAACTTTTTTGCAACTTCCTTATGATGATAGCCTTCAATAAAATCAGGCCAAACATGCTTTACAAAAGATAAAAAGTTTTTTTGGCACTTTTCTATTTTTAATTTTTCTTGCCATTGTAATAATGTTTTTTGAAATTCTTTTTTGACAGCGTCAGGTAATTTATCAAATTTTTCTATGTCTATGATCATATGGAACCAAAAAGTTTTTCCTCGTCGTTTATAACTAAAACTTACACTATATACGATATACTAGGATCCCTTTTGTAGTATGTATAATTTATAAATAAAAAAAATTCAAATTATCAAATCGTGTTGGTACCTCTATCCAACATATGTTGGTGGGGTGAGGGGGCGTGCGCTAGCCCCGCCCTCCACCCAGTATCTGGGAGCTATGCAGTTTGTGCATAGTGTCTTTTATGCAACACTTTGTACATTCTGGTCGCACCCCCTACATATTGTGTATGAGTTATCCACAACCACTAAAACCTTAAATTAGTTGTTGAACGTAGATTTGAGTGTGGTATTGTACCATATATATGAAAGGAGGTAAGAAAGACATGGCAGATGACAACGCAGTTAATTCAAAAGTTATGTACATGGTTGTAGAAACTTCTAAGAGATTCTCTGGTGTACCTAGAGTTGATATCTTCGAAGGTAAAACTTTTGAAAATATGCAATCAGCTAAATTATTATCTGATGCATTGAATAAGTCTAGATGCCCAATATCGGACGTAGACAAGGACGGCTTCTATGAGAAACAATACTCAGTTTCGAATATGAGAGCACCTGAACGATTTTGGAAGAAAGACTAACAAAAAACAGCGGGGGTGAAAGTCCCCCGCAGAAAGGATGAGCATGAAGTTAGAAAAGAACAACTTTGTTGTTACTTTCAAGACTCAAGAAGAGATTGAAGAATATTTTGATCGACATATCTCTACTGAAAAGAGTCTGCTTTGGTTAGGCTTCTTCATCGCGGTAAATCATATATCGCATAGAATTGAAGCTGACGGTCTTGAGATTACCAAGAAACCAAAGAAATAACGGAAAGCCCCGCGGGTCTTGTCCGATCAGACAGAGGCGATGTAAAAGTCGCCTCTGTTTTTTTTTATTTTTTTATTTTTTTTGGGTGGGGGAGGGACACGGGCTTCCCCACCCAACTCACGCACCTGTGATATTTTTGCAACGCTATATGTAGTGTGTGTTGCACGATTGCAACACAATATCTAGTGGCAATAATTATGACCTATATCAACATATAGTGGTCGGGGGTACGGGGTACACACAAGATGTAGTTATGCAATTTTGGAATGTAGTAAAGATGCAACAGTAAATTATTTTATAAAATAGTGCATTTTTTTCTTTTTTATCTTGTTAAATAGTATATACATAAGTTGCCTATTTGCTAGGTACTAGAAAGACATATTATGAAACATAATGACATAAATAACATTGCTTTATTTGACTATGATGTCGTTCCAATGGAATTAAAAATTCCTGACCCTGTAAACCCAGGTGAATTTTGTAACAACGCTGTCAATAAGCAAGTTCTAGTAAGAAAAGGCAAAAACGGTTTGAGTTCATCAATTGTTGGTGTTCACTCAGACAAATATAAACCCGTTTCAACTTTTGAATTATTAAAAAGTTATAACGGGGTTTTAACTGAAAACTTAGATTGTTCTAATGTTGAAATTTCAGATGAAATTTTTGACGGCGGCCGAAAGGCTAGAAGATCTATAGTTTTTAAAAACTACCAATTTGAAGTTTCAGAAGGTGAAAAGATCGCGTTGAAGTTAGATCTGTTCAACTCTTTTGATGGTTCATGGCCGTGGTTCTCAGCCTTTGGTGCGTTAAACTTTGTATGTATGAATGGACTAGTTAGCGGTCAATTCGCGATGGTCATTTCTAAAAAGCATACGACGGGGTTTGCAATTAATTCTGAAATTGCAAAAATTAAAAACGCGTCTGAGATGTTCAATAGTGATATTGAGAAGTTTAAAAGATGGACTCAGAAAAAGGTTTCATGGGGTCAAGTTGAAGACGTTATTAAAAAAACGTTAGCCCTTAAACCTAAGTCTTTTAAACAAAGAGCATTGAATGAACCTGAAAAACACTCTGAGCCTGTTCTCGAATATATTATGCGAGAGTCAGCGAGATTGTGCCTCGGTGATCGTTACCAAAGATCAGAGGCTCAACCTTCAGTTTGGGACGTTTATAACGCGGCTACACATTGGTCAACCCACAACCAGGAGTTGAGATTGAAAAAAGTAAATCCTACTTCTAGAAAATCTGATTTAGATTATGAAATGACTGATATCAGAAAAAATGCGGGTTCACATAATGTAAACCGTGATAGAGAAATAAAAGTTGCTCAGATGCTGATTAGTCAGCCTTGGCAACAAATGGCGGCTTAATTAACAAGTACCTACAATAGGCAACCGCCACAAAATGCCCTGCAAATGCAGGGCATTTTTTTTAAAAAAAATAATATGGGTGGGGGTAGGCCACGGGCTCCCCTCCCCAACTCTAGACCCTGTGATCTGTCAAGAAAAAAAAATAAAAATTTTTTTATGTATGCCATATTGTTGCCTTATTTGTGTGGTTTTATGTGGTAAGAAAGGAATAAAAAAGTTATGGGAACAAGAGCTGTATATACGTTCATTGACGATAGCGGTACCCACCATGTTTACAAACATTGGGAAGGCTATCCAGCTGATGCACTAGAAGCCATAGCTTCAGCAAAGAGTAGGGCTTGGTCACTTCCAAGGTTTGAGGCAGATGAATTTGCTGCCTCTTTCGTGGCGGTCAACAAGACTAAAGAAGGAGATGTACGCCTTACTACGCACTATGATAGACATGGAGATCTTGAATGGCGATACGAGGTTCGTCATCGACCAAACGACAAAGATCTGTATATCAAGATTTATGAGATCACTTATGGTAATCCGAACCATCTTTTGATGGGACAGGGATACCTGTGCGATTTGCTAGAGAAATGGACAGAGCGTTATCAAACGATGATCGACAATCTTAGTCGGAGAGAGAAACTAAGATTACGATTGGTCTAACTATTCAGTGGGGCGATGACAGTCGCCCCCTGATCTGGGAAGGACTGACAACTAGTATACTAGGGGGAAGTCATTACCTGTCAGTTCTTCCCTGATCAGTGACACTCATTAGGCAGGGTCGCAGCAATTAAGTCCTTGTATGACTTTAAACGTACTGACGCTGTGTGGTTCCCTTTGCACTCTAATGGCATTGATCTTTCTCCCTCAATGGCTGTTTAACAATACTTTGAGGGGGATATATATCGGGTGGGGGTGGGGCACGGGCTCCCCTCCCTACACCTAGCCACGGCTATGTAAATGTGCAGATTGTCGCACACTACATGTTGTGTCAATCACTTTTTAGTTGTATATGTTCATTTTGGGTTTTGCAGTGGTTCGTTGTTTCACGTGAAACATATGGGGTGGGGGTTGGTACACGGGCTCCCCCTCCCCACTACAATGACATGAGGTATTCGTTTATTTCGTCAAATGACAACGCAACGTGGTTAGGGGCTTGGTGTCCTTGCTTCCGCAGATCGTGGATCGATGTACTTTTAAAAAGTTTCGCGGTTCGGTGTCTCTGTGAAAAAAGCAAGATGAAAGCATTCACAGGATGACGGCAATGCCACGCGATTTGGTGGGGTCTAAAGTTCACTGAATTAACTTTTGCTAATTTAGTTTCTAATGTAAAAAATGTATGATTTTTGTTGTATCCTAGCAGATCGGGAAGACCTGCAACTGCCAAATTCTCCACTCTATCCCACGTTATTTGGGGAGTAGATGACTTTAATTTTTTGATTAAATCTTTTTCTTTTTTCACTTAAAAATTAAATTAACATGAGAGTAAAATATTTTCAAAATTAATTTAAAATTTTTTTATTTTTGCCTTAATTTGAACATAATCGTATGGTATTGTACCATATTAACATAATTAAGAAAGGTATATTACTATGGGCAGATACTATAACGGAGACATTGAAGGCAAATTTTGGTTTGCTGTTCAGTCAAGCACTGACGCTGAATTTTTTGGTGTGGTGGGATCAGAGCCAAGCTATCTAGATTATTATTTTAGCGAGGATAATCTGAAAGACATTGAAGAAGGAATAAGCGAGTGTAAGAAAGAGTTAGGAGATTGGAAGTCAAAGCTAGACCAATTCTTCAAAGAAAACAACGGCTACAACTACAAAATGATAGAAGAACAATTAGGACTTGTAGAAAGCCAAGCACGTGACTTGCTTGAATGGTACGCAAGATTGGATTTAGGTACTAAAATTTTAAAATGCGTTCAAAAAAACGGCGAATGCAGTTTTACGGCGGAGTTGTAAATGTCAGTAGTCAAGAAAAGAAATTTTAGTAAAGCAACTTTAAATAAACCCGTGTCTACAGCATGGGTTTATTATACAACGGGAGACGGCAGAATACATAAGATCTCAATCAAGACATTGCTACGTAGATTGAACAAGGTCAGCTTTTCAAAAAGGTGGTACCAAACAATCAGAGAAGCACAGATAGGTTTGGGTAAATGACAATTCAATACGGGCTAGGTATGCTTTTGGTTGGCATTTTAGCAATCGCTGTAATATGCACGATTGGATTTTTTGTAATTAACAGAAAGAAAAAGGAGAAAGAATGACAAAAGACGAGCGAATAAAACAATTAAAACAAAAGTTAGATTTTTATATAAAAAACTCTGTCGTAATTTGTGGTTTTTCTAGTGAAGACGATCACGATGGAACGGAGGCAGAAAATCTTGGGGTAAAAGAAAATGAAACTTTTTTTAATTTTGATCAAGAAGGTTTTATTGAAGATGCTCTTTATAAATTAAAATGCGTTAATAAATATGATAGAATATTTAGAAATGGAGAGGAAGAATGAGAGTAACTAGAAAGGGCGGTCACTACATTGTAGAAGAGATAGTAAATGGAGTGATCAAAAGCGAGAAATTTTTTGTCAACTCTAAAAAGGAGGCGATAGAAAAATTTAACGAAAAACACAAAAAGAAAGAAAGTGAGGAAGAATGAGTGATACGTTAGACAGCAGAGATCTTGAAGAACAATTAAAAGATCCTACAACAGATGACGAAACAAAGAAAGCAATCAAAGAGTTAAAAGAAGAATGCGAAAACTATGGTTGGGAACATGGTATTCATTTTATCAATGAGTATTACTGGGAGGACTATTGCAGAGATTTTGCCTCAGATTGCGGTTATTTAGAAATGAGATCAGATACTTTTAATCCATTGGAGAGTTGTATTGATTGGGGAAAGTGGGCAGATCTAATGAAACAAGATTATTCCGAGACAACTTTTGAAGGCGGAATTTATTATTATAGGGAGGCATGATGAAAGATAAATTTTTAATTAAATTACTTACTAACGTTGGTAATCCCGATTTTAAACAAGACCCTACACAAAAAGTTTGGGGTACAGATGAAGTTAAAAACATAAGTCGTAAAAAATTATTTAGATTACGTAACTTTGTTATATGGTACATAGATGTAAATGATCTAGGAGGTGGGAATTTTATTCCGCCTAAAGTGTACAAGAATGATCAATACATTGGATACTTCTCATACAACGGAAGATTTTGGAGAGAGAAATATCCTTTTCCGCAATTAGAGAAGGAGTTCGCTATATGAAATACGAATATCCAAATGATCTTTGGACTACTATCACAGATGAAAATAATAAATTAATTGATATTAATTTATTTAGTGATGGTGAAGATAAATATTTTGCTATTTATGAAAGGGAAAATCCAAAAAAAATGGAGTTTAATAATTGTGTAGCACACTATAAATTAAAGGAGGGCGAATGACACAAAGAGACGAAGGACACGACTTCAGAGATAGCAAAAACAAAGCTGAAGCATATGAAAGAAAGAAAAAACTTGGTAGGGAACAGGCAGATCGATTGATAGAGAAGTGGGATACTAATTGGAAGTACGATGCTTTTGAAAATAATAGATCAACTTGGTCAAATGAAGATGACGAAGACGCAACACTTCTTTACAATATACTGAAAGAACACAGGTCTAAGTTTGATTAAAGGTTTTAGATATAATCTTCTTGTTTGTAGTTCCTTTCAAAACTACTCTAATAGAGGGTTGCCCAATTATTGTGGATTCTTGGACTTCAATCCGCCTAATTTCTTCTAGGTGGCCATCTTCGGATTCCATAAATATACGGGCATTGCTGACGGCATTACCTTTCGTGCCGTCAGTGAATTTATCTAAATATTCTTGCAAATGTTTTACGAACATATTAAATTAACTTTAATTACAATAACATAAAAATGGAAAAAGTACCAGTACCAAAACCAAAAAGAGGAATATCAAGACACCTTACTGAGAAACAGCGAAAGTTTGCGGAGTTGCTGGTTTCACAAGCTGGTAAGATGACGGGCACGGAGTGTGCGATAGAAGCGGGGTACCCAAAAGATACAGCTAGAGTGAAAGCATCTCAGTTGCAAAGTCCAAAATATTTTCCTGTAGTTTATAATTACATCGCAGAACTACGAGAGGAAGCAAGAAAGAAATACGATATAACAATGGACGGGCATTTAGCAGAGTTAGCTAAAATTAGGGATCAGGCACTGGTCAGGAGATCTTTCTCATCTGCTGTGAATGCAGAAGTAGCGAGAGGCAAGGTTGGCGGGCTTTATGTTGATCAGAAAAAAATATTATCTTTGACAGGTAAAATAGAAAACCTTGATGCAAAACAATTAGAAGATAAATTTATGAAACTAGTATCAGACCATTCTACGTTGATTGGTGACGTAGATGTAAATCAAATTAAAGAAAATTTAGAAGAATCAGATGAATCTAAAGATTAACTTTCTCCATTTTTATAATACACCCCCTGGGAAATACATTTCGATCAGAGAATAATTCATCGCCTTTTTCATATGATGCAAAAGTTCTAATGTTATGCTTATCCTTACTAAATAGGTAGGCTTGAGTAACCATGATACTAGGTTTAAATTTCATAAATTCTTCTGCTGTACTGTGCCCCGAATCGCCCGTGATATCCGCCCATGTAATAGAATAGAAATAATATTTCTTATTTCTAATAACAACATGTCGATATTTAGATTTCTTTCGTTTTGCAGGCATACCCTAAACTAGCACACAATGCCCCCTCTATATAGTGGGAATATTTGACTAACCCAATTTTTATATAAAAAAAACACTACGCGCGTGACGGACTTTGTCTATTTTTGTTACCAAATCTACCATGAATCTACCAAAAAATTACCATATTTTTGTACATAAACCACTGATATTACTGCACTTTTTGCAGTATGGTAACAAAGGTAACACAAAATATTTCAAATTTTTTTTCAAAAAAAATATCACTCAAGATTTCCCACTATATGTATTGATCTTTT